CTTTCGCTGATGCTCAAACGCGCAAACAAATCGGAGGCAGGGAGATGATTGTTTATCTTGCAACCAACACGGTCAACGGCATGCAGTATGTGGGGGCCACAATTGATTTTGAAAAGCGCGTCAGAGAGCATGTGCGCGCCGGTCAAAGGGGTAAGGGGAGAAGGGGGTCGCTCGCAAAGGCCATAAAGAAATTTGGGGATGCCGCCTTTCACTTTGAAAAAATAGACAAGGCCAAGTCTTTGTCTGACCTGTCTCACAAAGAGGCGGGCTGGATTTCAGAGCTAAACACGCTTTCCCCAAATGGATACAACCTCCTCCCATCAGGGTATTCACCGGCCCCGAAAAAGGTGCAGAGCATAAAGGTGGGTGGAGTCACATATCCGTCTTTTGTTGAGGCTGTCAGACGTCTGCGCCCAATGCCTTTGAAAGGTGCCGCAGGCGGTCATCCAGAGGACAGGCCAATAGGGGAAAAGGCCGTGAAGGAAAGGATCGACAGCGGCTGGACAGTCGATCAGGCGTTTGGTGTCTCTCCTCCTCCGGCTTACAGAGAAGGTGTCAAATATTGCAAGGGCGGGAAGGGCAGAGACGGCAAGGGGCGAGTGGTGAGGGGCCAGAGCTTTAAGAGCGTCCGACATGCCGCTGACCATTATGGTGTCCCGCTGAACCGCACTAAAGCTAGGCTTCAGAGTGGGTGGACAATAGAGGAGGCGCTTGACCTTGAGCCTCGCAACCACAAAGATGCAAGGTACATAGAGATCACGGTTGAGGGGAAGACCTTCAAAAACATAAAGGCCGCGTGTGATTTTTATGGCCTCAATGAGAGTGTCGTCCGCGGGCGGCTAAATAGCCGCCGCAATAAGTGGACCGTTGAAGAGGCTTTTGAGATTGTCGAGAAGGTTTTGCCACACCCGCAGGCCAAACCAATAGTTATTGACGGCAAAGAGTTTGAAGGCCACGCTCAGGCGGCTCGCTTTTACGGCATAAAATATGACGTCCTTTACTCGCGCATGAAGTCCGGCTACACACCAGAGCAGGCAGTGGGCATTGAGCCAAAGCCAGTAAAAAAGCATCACGCCGCAAAAGAGACAACGGTGTTCGGGAAAACGTACCCAAGCATTGATGAAGCGTGTCGCCAATTGGCGGCGGAAAACGGCCTGTTCTTTAGCACAGTAAAACACAGGCTACATAGGGGGTGGTCCATCGAGGACGCTGTAACAAAGCCTGTGGTTAACCCATTAAAGCAAAAGGAGCAAACCAATGGTCGGTAAGAAGACACCAGACGACATCGTGACGGCATCGGTACTGCCCGTCATCCTTAACCGTAGCCCATACGCTACGCCCAACGAGGCGCTCAAACGCGCCATAGACGCATCGGAGGGGCGCCCCCTCACTTACCTTGAGCAGAGCGAGCCTATGTTCTGGGGAGACGCTCTGGAGCCAGTGATCCTCGCCAACACGGCTAAGCGCCTGTCCCTGACGCATCTGGAGACAGAGTTTGATGAGGCGGTCTTCCACGATCACCTGCCGTTTGCGTGTTCGCTGGACGGTCAGGCGATAGGCGGGAAGGTGTTCACGCACGATCCTGCAAACGGAATCTATGTGCCGCAGGGCGGTAGCGTTGACACCACCGGCCTCGGCGTGCTGGAAGCCAAGAACACCGGCAATGCGCCAGAGGACGTGCCAGCGCCTCACAGAGGCCCGATACAGCTACAGGGCCAGCTAATGTGTACCGGCTACACTTGGGGCGCCGTGTGCGTCTTATATCGCGGCAATGAGCTTCGCATCTTCCTCTACCGCGTTGACGATGAGATGCGGGCTGAGATTACTGACGCAATCCACGAGTTTGAGCGCCGCAAGCGTGACATCGACTGGTATGACGTTTTAACGTCATCAGACGGCAACGTGGCGTGGGACCGCGTGGATGACGGCGCACCGGCGCTAGACCTGAACAACATCGAGGACGGCGAGTATTACGCCGAGATGCTGTTGCAGGCTAAGGCGGACAAGAAGGCCGCCGAGCAGGCGATAGACATCGCCGAGGCGGGGCTAAAAGAAATCCTCGGAAACCACGAGGAGGGCAGTGTCACGGTGGACGGCGCTGACTATTACATCAAGTGGCCGATGCGGCGCACCAAGGCGCAACCGGCCAAGACCGTTGCCGCAAAGCCTGAATCGGTGACGCGGCAGAAGACGCTGACCGTCAAGGAGGCGAGGCAATGAAGCCGCTCACACCAAAACAGCACACGGTGCTGGCCTTCATAGACCGCCACATCCGGCGCTATGGCTACGCGCCAACCGTGCGGGAGTTGGCCGAGAAGACGGGGCGCTCACGCACCGCCGCGCAGTACCTCATAGAACAGCTCATCGAGAAGGGCTATCTGGAGCGGGAGGCGGGCAAGGCCCGTCACCTGAAGCTGGTGGCATGATCGACCCAATCGAATGCCCAGAGTGCGGCGGCTACGGTGAATGCCTCCAAGAGGTAGCCGTTGCCGCGCCTATGGCGTGGCGTGGCGGCTATCTGGACGAGAAGTGGGCGGAATGCCCCACATGCGAGGGTTCGGGCCTTGTGGAGCGTCCTGAGACGGATTACGATAACTGATCGCTCGGCGGGCGGCGTCATGCCCGCGTTTCCTCCCACACTAGCCCCGACCTCTATGGTCGGGGTCTTTTTATTTGGTGACGCCCTTGATCTTCTCGGCTGTACGCAGGCCACCAAGGCCGAGCATGCCGAGGAGGACGGTCATGAGGCTGTCCATATCGAACGCCGGTAGATCAGGGACGTAAATCTCAAACGCGCTACAGATGAACAGAGTCATCGGCGCGAGCACAAAATGCCACGCCATCGCAAAAGAGAGGCACCAGCCAAGGAAGGGGCGCCAGCCCGCCACAAATATGGAGCGGTGTTGCGCCTCAGCCTTGTTGATCTCTAACTGGCCACGCGCCAGTTCCTGCGCGTGAGTTTGGGCCATCGTGGCCACTTCATGCGCCAACTTGGCCTTCTGGTCCTTGTCCTCGATGAATTTATCTAGCAGGCCAGTAACCGGCCCTATCAATGCCTGAATCATTTTTCGTGTCCTAACCATAATCCGAAGGCTCCGGTCAGCGCACCTGTCACGGTGGCTGTCAGGGCCGTTGCCTGTGTGCTGATTTCAGCTTGCGGGATTTTCATGAAGTAGTCCAGAACCTCTACATATTGCCAAAGCAACACCGCCATCACCAGACGCGGTAACAGCTTCCACGCCAGAATGCGCTCCATCGTTACGCTCATTTCCACTCTCCTGATTCAAGCTGTGCCGCCATCTCATATGCCCGCTGGCCAACCTGCCGCGCCCACTTGGAATCGAGAAGCTGGCGGCTTGCCTCAGCCATATCACCCGCCGCAAGCGCCGCCTGAGCCTTCTGGAAGCCGTCCCAGCGCGGCTTGCCTAGATTGAACAGCAAAGATATCACCACCGCCTGACGCGGCTCTGAGAGGCCCGCAAACCACGGATAGGTCTCCGCCTCCTCGATGCAACGGTTGATATCGTTTGTCAGCAGATAATCGACCTCGTCATCGGACAGACCGCCGCCCAGCTCTTTGTCGATCAGACGGCCGACACCTATTGTCCAGTATCCGCGACTGTCTTGATAGGCATGCGGCACAACGCCTTCATGCCGCTTTATCATCTCGATTAGCTTGCTCATCGCCTTGTCTCCATCACGATTTGCGTAGCTCGCATCCAGCTATCGGCCTCCAGATCGGGCCGAGAGAAAAACGCGGGGCTTTTACGCATTGACAGTTGGTTGACGCAACACTGCGCCTGAAACCACACTTTTCTATCGGTGGCCGCGCAACAAGCCAGAACATCATATGCACCCTTCTTGACAATCTTCATCGCTGAGCCGGAGCCGAGCTGGAAATGATAGACCGGATTGCGGCTCCCCTTCTGGGTCCGCAGTGTGGCGGTCTTGACCTGCACGGTGATGAACTGACCATCCTTCCAAGCCACAAGGTCAACGCCATCCTGCTGGGCCATCGACACCTGCCAGCCCTCTTGTTCAAGAATGACCGCCGCTGTTAGATATTCACCGATCAAGCCAGTGCGTGTTGACAATGCTACTGCATCCCCTTCAGCCACATCACCAGCAGTATAAGCGCTCCCACGCCGGAGACAACCACCAGCGCTATGGCCACGATCTCTAGGAACTTGCGGCGCCTCTCACGCTGGCGATAGATGGTCTCCTGCCTCTGTTTACGGATAGAGCCTTCCATACGGACAAGCTCATCCCACTTGGACTGACCGTAACTATATTGTATGTACTGCTTTAGTTGGGCGCGTTGCTCTTCGGCCTTGCTTTTAGCCGCGAAAGCCTCCATCGCTTCAGCCTCAACAGACTGTCCAGCAAATAGCTTCTTGAATATCGGCGGGTTCTTCGCTTCCTTCTCTGCCTGTTCTAAGTCAGACAGCGCACCCATCCAGCGTGACAAATCACCAGCCATCTCCTCGTTAGACCTTGCGACTTGGAAGCCTCGTTGGATTGTGGTGAAGGCGGCTGATGCTGTTGCGGCGGCAGAAATCGGGTCAATCATAAATGCGCGTCCCTTTTGGCACCAGCTTGGGCAGGCAGTAGGCGGTTATGTTGGAACCCTGCCGATGTAGCGTCTGAGCGTACCAGACACAATCGGCGAGGCTACGAAAGTATAAGTCGTTGCTGACAAGGCGTTTGTCCTCGGCAAGACCCACGAACACAAAAAGTAAAAAAGCATGCACCACATCAGTTGCGGCCTGTCCACTTTCGCACTGTGTCTGTTTCCCAAATGCGAATGATGACC